GGACCATGAAGAACATCATCACCCTCCTCAACGACGGCGAGACCTTCACCTCCGCGGAGGGCACCTCGGTCTGCTTCCTCTCCGACGACGACGTGGAGCTCCTCGCCTCGGGTGAACGCACCATCGACGAGCTGGTCGGTGCCGTGGGCCGCCGCCGGTACGACCTCACCAACCCGGTCCACCTCCGCCTCCTCGCGGACCGGCTCGAAAAGAGCCGCTGAGCTGTGCAAAGTTCCTCCTCGAAAGGATAAGGTAGAACCATGGACGCCAAACACATCGCGGGGCTCATCGCCCAGGTGACCGACCTCCTCACCGCGGGGAAGATCGACCACGAGATGCAGACCAACCTCACCGCCTCCCTCTGGGAGCTGGCGGCACGGAAGGACCTCCGCGAGGAGGTGACCGACATCCTGCGACAGGACGCCCTCGAAGAGATGGGGGTGTAAAGTTCATCCGGCGCTGCAAAGTTCCACCTCGAAAGGGTACACTGAGACCATGAAGAACCCCGGCAAGTACGAGTCCACCCTGGCCACCACCATCCAGTCACTCGGCCTCGAGGCACACATGGACAAGGCCAACTTCCTGGAACTCCGTGAGGCGGCCTACACGATCGACCGTCTCCGTGGTGACCTCGCCGACTGCTCTCGGCTCATGGCGAAACGTCTCACCTCCTTCGCGGATGACATCGCCGATGGCCGCACTCACATGTCTCCCCCCACGGGCAGCTCCCTCCTCGACGACATCGCGGAGAAGACCGCGGTGCTCAATGAGAAGACCTCGGCCTTCCCCACCCTCCTCCGCCTCGTACTCGGTCCCGACGGGCCGAAGGAGTTCTTCCGGATCCTCCGCGGAGTGTGAAGCTCCACCTCATCAGCAGCTGACGCACAGGAGGATGATATATATCCTCCATGAAGCTAACGTCAGAACAACTGCGCACCATCATCGAGGAAACAATCGCCGAGGACCTCAAGAACGTCCGCGGCAAACACGAACACACCATCGCAGGCACCACCGCCCTTCGACGAATGCACGACGCTCCCGGCGTCCTCGAGGCACTATCACAGATCACGGACCCCAAAGAACTGGCGCAGGTCATCGAGGCCATCATCGACGCGGTACCCATGGTCAAACGCGGCGACGTCCTGGAAACATTGGCGAAGGTGACGCGCCACGAACGATCAACGCGGAGGTTCTGACATGAACCTCAACAGATCACACCTCATAGCCTTCCTCGAAGGCGCGGTCATCGGCATCATCATCGGCTGGGTGCTGTGGTGGGGCCTGCTGCAAGGTTGAACTACAAGGGGCCTGTGGAGAGAGCAAACGGGCCTAGGGGCCGCCCCCTTGCAAGGGCCCCTCAAAGGCCCCTCTTTAGGCCCCTAAAATGGGGCCCCGGCCCCGCCCCTAAAAGGGGCATTTTCTGTGGAGTTTTTGGGGCCGCCGGGGAGCGCTAAACCCGCGCGCAAATCTCGAGAAATTTTGAGATTAAAGCGGTCCTTACCCACGCTCGTGGGGGCACATGCCTATTTATAAGCATGTTAAAGCTCAGCCCCGGAGATCTGTGCGTCTACGAAGATGATGGCGTGGCACCGAGAGAGATCTTGGATCGAGTCTTGGTGTTCCTGTATCATCTCGATGAACAGCCGGATGAGGGAATCTTCCTGTGCAACGACGGGACGGTTGACTTCGAGTACATAGCCTTTCTAAAGAGGTTGTGAATTGAGTTCCGGCTCCGCGGATTTTCTGGAGCTGTTGTGGTGCTCGAAAATTTCTCGGGAAATTTTTTGCGTCGAAATGACCGTTGTTCTTCGCGTCTGGAGCGACGTACCATGGTGGCTGAGGTGATGAGATGCGTATGAGGTATGGTAAGATGTTTGAGAGGATGTTCGTGGCTTCGGTGTTTCGGTTGATCATTGGAGCCTTGTTGGCCCCGTTGCGGCGGCTCTTTCGGTAGATGTCAGGTAGCGTGATATATATGTGTTGAGACAGGAGACGACATGAAGCTGACGCTGCCGAGATTGAGACAGATCATCAAAGAAGAACTTGAGACGCTGACGGGAGGAGATGGGCCTGGGGGACAGTGGAGGCTCACGGCAGAGCCTGCGATGGACATTTTGGCGGATGAGGCGGCGTCAAATCCTGCTCTCGTGTACGACGCGAATCCTGATGTGGATGAGACTCGTGAGGGCGTCCTTTCCAGGTTGAGTGATCCTGAAACGGGCGCGTTCGTGGAGCTCTCTCTAAGAGAGACCGACCAAGTTGTCGTGCGCTGGGCAGCCTCGAGGGCGCGCCCCAAGGTCAGCGTTTTGAAAGGCGATTCTCGTGACGACCGTACCATGATGGACGTGATGGACGACGCCTTTGGTGGCGTCTGAGAATCTTTTTAAATTGTCGTGTGTGGAAAACCAATAAATTATCGAAGAATGATTCTTGGGCTTTGTGGTGCATAGAGGCACCGACTTGTTGTACAAGTGACCTTAAGGAATTAAGGTAGTAATCAAGCTTATGGCATTAGGCGTTTGTTGCCATTGGATTCGGCGCGAGACCGCGCCGCGGAGTGGCAAGTTGCAAGTCATTAACGAGTTGGATGAGAAGACGCTGCAGTTGGGTCGGTACGAACGAGGAGCGTATTCCGAAGATGCGATTCGTTCGTTGTACCTTCACAACGCTCGAATGTTACGCGACGTGTTGCGGAAGGTGGCCGCGAGTGGCGTGCGGTTATTTCGCGTGTCAAGCGCCATGTTTCCGTTGAGCGATCGCGTGCCTCGGAGGTTGTGGGACAACGATGCCTTGCGGGGCGAGCTGGCGTTGTGTGGCGAGGTGGCTCGGAAGTGTGGTATTCGGTTGACGACGCATCCGGGTCAGTTCTGCGTGTTGTCGTCGGATTCTGACTCGGTGGTTGAGAAGGCGATCGTCGAGCTCGAGCATCACGCGTGGATGTTTGATTCGATGGGGATGCCGCGGAGTCCGTACGCTGCGATCAACGTGCATGGTGGTAAGGCGGATCGGCAGACGAGGTTGATCGACGCGATTCGGTCATTGCCGGAGGCTAGTCGATCGCGATTGACGCTGGAGAATTGCGAGACGTGTTATTCGTTGGTGGATCTGTTGCCGGTGTCGATGGAGACGGGTGTGCCGATCGTGTGGGATTCGCATCATCATGTTTTCAACGACGGTGGATTGGACGGCGCAGAGGCTGCGGACGCAGCCGATGAGACGTGGCCTAAGGGTGTGAAACCCCTGCAACACATCAGCAATACCGAGCCAGGCATGGAAGGTGGATCTTTCACCGAGCGGCGCAAGCACAGCGACATGATCCATTATATTCCTGCGGTGCAGCTCGAGCGCCTGCGGCGCGATGCAGTGGATCTAGAGGTGGAGGCGAAGATGAAAAATCTCGCTGTCCTCGAGATGCCTAAGAAATTTGATGTGCCCCTTTAATCTTCCAGTGCAATGTTAATGTTGCATGGTATAAAAAGAATTTGTTCCCTGGATTTGATGAACGCACGAAAGTGAGAAAAAAAATGGCAAAGAAAGCAAAGACAAACAAGATCAACGTTGATTCCCCGATTCCTTTTCCTCAGGTGCACACGTTCGATGAGTTGGCTGTCATCGATGACGATTCATTGAACAACATGCAGCGATCGCTGACGGATTCCATCTCTAGGGTGAATAGTCATGGGTTGAATCCTTCAGCATGGGAGGTTGAGATGTGTTATGTACAGCGAGAGCTGCAGATTCGAACAGCTCGTCGTGAGGCCCACGCAAAGTATGTTTCGACTGTTTCCGTCACGGAGGAGGATTGAATTTGAGTTCTCAAGGCACAATTTCTCGAGAAAACTCTCGAGAGTCAGCCTTCGGCGGCGATTCAATGAATCGCTACTTTTCTTCTCTAAAGAACCATCAACAGCTTTCGCATGAGCAGATGATGGAGCTCTTTAAGGTCCTCGAAGCAGGGGGTCTTGACGCGCCTCTCGCGAAGAAAAAGTTGATCGAGACCAATCTTCGTTTGGTCGTTTATGTGGCGAAGCAGTACAAGAACCACAGCATGCCTCTCGAAGACATCATTCAAGAAGGCAACATGGGGTTGATGAGAGCGATTGAGAAGTTTGATTGGAAGAAGGGATTTAGGTTCTCAACCTACGCGACCTGGTGGGTTAGGCAAGCGATTGGTCAACACATCCTGAAGCAGAAGCGGGTCATCAGAATGTCCGCGCATGCCGTGAATACTCAAAAGAAGTTGTTGACAGCCGCCGAAGAATACAGGAACGCGATGGGATGTGAGCCAACTCCTGAAGAGTTGAAGGAGTTGACAGGCACTTCAGATGCAATCTTCAACGCGATGAGGATCAGTGGTCGATCGATTATTTCGCTTGATCAACCTCTGTCCTCAGATCCAGATGCTGACACGATTGAAGATAAGATTGAGGCGGATCCTACGTCAGATCCACTCGAGATTTTTTCTTCCAAGCAAATGTTAGAGTTGGCTCAACGAGTCATCGTGGGCCTTTCTCCAAAGGAAGCTGCGATTTTGAGGTTACGGTTCGGGCTGGTCGACGACGTGTTGAGCGATGAATCTTATAAGATCACTCAAGAGCAAGTTGAGAAGATCTCAATGGGAGAAGGTCTCACGTGACCAGCGAAAGTCTGATTCTTGTCCTATGTTCGATCAATCTGGTCACTTCTTTTGTTAGTTTGTACATGTTGATCCGTGACAAGAAATCTGATGAAATTGAGGAGGAAGAAGACGTAAAAGAAGATCTGCTGGTCGAACGGAACTTAAATTCAAGATTGCGATACTTGCAGACGACCAGATTTGGTCCATCAATGGTACCTCATTCTAGGGGCGAGACATTTCATAGGAAAAATGACAATGACAATGAAAAAAGGTAGCAAATTTGTTGGTGGGTACGCAACAATTGACGATAATGGTGTTAATTATCGTGATATTGCGGATACAATGACAGAGCTTGGGTATAAAATGAACCATTCCTCAGCGAGGAATTACGTACTTCGAGTCATGCGCAAGTTTGTTGATGCAATAGCAGATCAGCATAACATTCACGTCGATTCTGAATCAGCTGAGATGATTTCGAAATCTCCGTTGTTCCAAAGTGGAATCTCTGACTTGTTACAAGATCTAGAGTCTCATAGAAAATTGGTGAAAAATGAAAGCAACTAAGTATCAAAAGAAGTCTTTGATCAGACTAGAAGATCTTCTTCGTCGCAGAAAGACCACGTTAAAAAAGTTTTTGATTGAGAGAGGTATCACCACCTACAGCGTTCTTGAAGAGACTTGCAATAGATTAGGTGTTGTGACTCCTGGTTTCGAAGCATTCAATTTATGCATTCCTTCGTACGTTTCTGATCCAACGGCAGGCGTCGTTGTTGTTCCTCCGTTAGATGTCGTTGCAGAGGCGACTGGTGAGAAAGAAAATTTGAACGAGGTTTTTGCAGCTATTCCTCCAACTACCGCGTATGAAGACGTTCTGTCTCAAGAAAATCTTTCTCTCGTCGAAGATGAAGATGGAGATGCATCCAAGCTAGACCCAACATCAGAAACGAAGAATTACCAGAAGAAGAAGTTAAAAAAGTAGGTGAAAACAAAGATGAGACGAGTCGTATACGAAGTAGAAAAGATCAATAGTAATAAAGTGAGCGAAAAGCAGAATGATTGGTCGTTCGAAAAGCAAAAAATTGCTTTTAAGTTGATTAACAATGCTTCAATTTTGACCGACGCAGTACAGACGTGTAGGAGCGTTCTAGAAAAGAATCCTGATTCTGAACTGAAAGTTGCGATCGCTAAGATCGACGGAGTGATCGAAGAGCTAAAGATAGATTTCAGAAAAAACTACAAGTTTTGAGAAACTCGAATGAATCTAGGTTAGATTCTTGTCAAGAAAACTGTGAAATCTGTGAGTAGGGTTGGTTAATATAACCTCATAATGACAGTCATCGACATTCTTGAATCTCTAGAGTCTAACAATTCTCGAATCTTTAAAGAAGAGTTGTTGGACACTCATAGTAACAATCAACTCTTGCAAAGGATTTTTGTATCTGTTGGTGATCCTTACACGAACTTTTTTGTCAACAAGTTCAAGATGCCTTCTTCTTGTGGTGTTGGAGATGATGATGATGAAGTCATTGATAGTTTTTTGGATTTCGTAAATCATTCGTTGGCTCAACGCAACATCACAGGAAATGCTGCAAAAGATGCCGTCGTTTCTTTTTTTGCACGTTTGACGGCAAACCAACAGAAGTGGTGTCTCAGAATTTTATTGAAAAATTTACGATGTGGTGTGCAGTCCACCACTGTCAATAAGATTTGGCCGAATTCTATCGTCGGGTTTTCAGTGCAGTTAGCTGAGAGCTTGCAGACGAGATTCGATCCTAATTCAGGAATCATCATCAACGACAGCATCAGCTATCCTGTCCGCGTTGAGCCTAAGTTGGACGGATTGCGATGCATCATCGTGAAGAAAGATGGTCTAGCCACCATGTTTACCAGAAGTGGTACGGTTCTAGAGACGCTTCCGAAGATTAAGAAAGCGATCGAAGACGCGCCATGGGACAACTTTGTCTTGGATGGTGAGGCGATGGGTTCCGATTGGAATGAATCTGCGTCTGTGGTGATGTCTCACAAACGAGGCAAGGATGATTCTAACATCATGTTTCATGTGTTCGATTCCATGCCTTTTTCTGATTGGCACGATCAAGAAAGTTCGATGGAGCTGCTGACTCGAGTTGAACTGACCGAAGAACTAGTTTCGCAGGTCAATAACTCTTCGGTGGCACATGTTAAAGGCATCACCGTTAATGATTCAGGTGAACTATTGGATTTTTATTCAAAAAATCTAGAAAGCGGATTCGAAGGAATCATGATCAAGGATCTCTCGGCTCTTTATTCGTTTAAGAGATCTAACTCAGTTAAAAAGATGAAGCCGATTGCCACCTATGAAGGTATGATTGTCGGTCACTACATGGGAAACAGAGGTTCAAAGAGAGAAGGTCTGTGGGGTGGATTTGAGGTCATGATGCCAAACGGGATCATCACACGTGTGGGTGGAGGTTTCACCGACGCATTAAAAGCTGAGATCGGAATGGATCCTGACTCATGGATTGGAAAAGTGGTTGAGCTAGAAGGTCAACCTGAACCTTCCACGTCGAATGGATTGACGAAGGACGGAAAAGTCAGATTTCCTGTCTTTATCCGCGAGAGAAGCATCAACGATGTCGATCCTAAAATTGCTGAGGTCGGTCAAAAATTCTTAAACATAGTTTGAATTTACCTTATAGTTATGTCACGGGTTGTATCACAATTGAACACAGCCTCTTACAGGAGATTATATAAAATGTCAAAGTTTGTATTCGTTATCGCTTCAGTTTGTCTCGTCGCATGTGCATCAACCGACGCACCAGCACCAGCTGCATCCGCTACAGCCACGGCTGATGTTGCAGTTTCGGCAGAGCCTGCTGCTTCTGCAGCTCCTGCAACGGCGGCAACTGTTGTCGAGTCAGCTGCACCTGTGGTTGCTCCAAGCGCCGCAGTCAGTGCAACACCAGCTGCAAAGTGATTTGAACAAATGGGACTGCTTGTATTATAAGTAGTCCCATAATGGTCCCATCGTCTAGAGGTTAGGACAGTGCCCTTTCAAGGCGCTTGCGGGGGTTCAATTCCCCCTGGGATCGCTGAAAGCCATCTTTTATAGATGGCTTTTTTATTATGAACTCTTTACCTGAAATTGGCGAAAGAATCGTCGTTTATGGAATGCTACAAGAAGCAAAGGTAGCATCTGTTTGTTGGGATACTACCTCTTTTGATTGGATCATCAATCTTGATTGGGGATTTCACGGACAATCTAAAGTTAGATTGCACGATGAGAACAAGACCTGGTATAGATTTTCAAAGGTCAATTAAATCAAGAACCTGTTTTAATCTGTTTTATTAACCCAATGATAGACTGGATATCTCCTGGATCAGATATTATGATCTTTAAGAAAGCCGTTCCTAACGCTTGTCTTTCCATCTTGTCGATAAGTTTTTCGTCGCTTATAGCAGCAGCTGCATCTTTAGATTTTGCCACGTCTTTTATTGCCGAAGCTAGTTTTGTTGCATTCGCTTCGGGGGCTAACTTTTGAAGTTTGGTGCGTAATTGATCTATAGGTCCTTCGACTTCTCCTGCTTCGTGAATGTTCTTTATTTCTTCTAGTATGATCTTGCGTAGCTGACGTTCTGTTAATTTCATGTTGGGTCCTTCGGTAATATATCTATGTAATTAACCACGATAGTTTGCAAAAAAGATTATATTTAAGATTCGAAATGAAGAACAAGAGAACCAATCGTCGTCCGCTCGTAGAAATGAAGAAGGCTTCTGGACTAGGGAAGTTATTCGATTCTTTATACGAAGACATCTTAAAAGATTCTGGTGGAGATAAGAAACAAGCTCTTGATAATTTCATAGATCAAGTCATGGCATACACTGCTGGTGGATCTCCTGATATGGGTTCTTCTAGATTGGCAGTCATTCACGGAGATGAAGTTATTAAGGTTGCTCTTAATGAAGCAGGCTTCGCGCAGAATGGAATTGAGGCCACAGCAGGAAATGACTCTGAAGTGAGCGATATAGTCGTTCCTGTGCTTAGTGCTAGCGATTTCACGGATCATGACGGATACTTGTGGATAGTTTCGCAGAAGGTCAAACCCCTGACAATCCCGGGATTTTCTAAAGAATGGCAGATGGTTAGATCAGCATTGAAGCAAGCAGCAAGCGACGCGGCTTCAGGAAAAACTCCTAAGGCCCCTCCACCACCAGCAGCCCCCACTTCTGCCGCAACAAAAAAGGCTCCTAATGCGCAGGTTGATCCTGATGCCACAAAGGTTGCAGTTCCTCAAGGTGCTGCAATGAAGCAAGCAGCTAATGTGACTTCTCAGCTTCAGTCGACTGGATTGGACAAAATGTTGACTGATGAATTCCTTGGATCCTTTGCAAAACTTGTCACAAGGTATTCTGAGATAAACACAGGAGATCTATACAAGCCTGATTCTTGGGGTGTGGATGGCGATAACATCAAGTTATTGGACGCTGGATTAACAAAGTCAATCAGCAAGAGCTATTATAAGAGCACAGGTTCTGGTCTAATATTTGCTGGATCAGAGCAGGCCAAGCAAGCCAAAGCCGAAAAAGAATCTTCTAGAACCTCCTCTATTGAATCTAGACGATCTCAAAATGAGGAGTTTGCCAAGGATGCTTTACAATTATCTTCGTATCCTGAAGAAACAGCGTTGCTTCTCTACGTGAGAGGATTGGTTGAACCTCTTCCTCGTTCTATCTTTTCCTACGATCCCGACAAGGGATTGTCAAAGTTTGACATACGTTCTGCTTCTAAAACGTTGCGAGACCAGTACGACAAGGTCGTCGGACTCATTGAAAAAATCTCAGATTCTTCTTTGAAAGATTCTCTTCTCAACGGGCTGGACGGGATCTTGACGTTGCAGGAATCTGTAGGACGATCTCAACTCAGAAGCCTCATCAGGATGCATCTGAAGACTCTGATTTAATCTTCATAACGACCAACGGGTTATCTTTTATTTTCCAAAATTGTTTTTCTAACGGTGGTTCTTGTCCTTCCTTGAACCACATCAACTTGCGGCCTTCGGTCGAGTCGTAGACGCCGATGATCGTTATTTGCCCTGCATGAATTAAATCGTGACAGACATGACACACGACGCTGAGATTGTAGTTGTTGTTCGTTGATCTAGGATCTCTACGAGGAATTATGTGATGAATGTTAAGAGCTGCGGGATTGTTGTACCTGCAAATCTCACACTCATTCTTCTTTAATTTCTCTTGATTTCTAAACCTACGTTGAACCATCATAGTATTATACAAACGCGTGCGGAACTCTTATCCCGTTCTATCATTCAACGAGTTCTGTGGGTCAGATGTTCGTCTTTGCGATTCGACCGCGGGACCCTTGTAGGTCTCTAACATCCTGCGCAGAGTCTTAACGATTGCGTCATACCCAACAACAGACACGCCGCCTGAAAGCGTGTAAGCTAGTATCGATCCCGCTAGCGTCTTTCCAAATGCGATTGGCACGGGCAAACCATATTCGTATCCGATCAATCCGACTCCTGCTCCCACAGCTAGGGCGTGAAGAGGTAAGGTTGCCCAGTAGATTCTTCTCCATCCGACGTGCCCATCAGATTCTCGCCTCTTGTTTCCAAGGATGATGTTACGAACTACCTGACCACACATCCCTATGATGAAGGGAACCACCCCTAGAATAATTATCCAATCTTGCATGACCAATAACTATAAGAATTATTCATAGATTATCACGCGTCATCCTCACATTATGATATACTTCAAAAGCCTCTTCCGAGGCTTTTGAAAAGTGCATTTGAATCTTAGGTTTTACTTTACGATTCCTGCAAGACGCTGCCAACGCTCAACAATTATATTTCCATCATTGTGAAGAGATTCTTTTTTTGTCTCTGAATTTAATTTTATGACTACTAATGGCGCGCTTCTTTCACCTCCCGCATATTTCAAGATAGTGCTTGAGGGCTGTTCCATGTTCAAAGAGATTTTTTCTTGCATCTTTTCTCCCAATGCTTCTGTCACGCCTTCTCTTTTTTGTTTTTTAGCATGAATTGCTTGAAATGAATCTACACACTCGTTCCAAAAATCAACAAATGTTTTACCAATAGATTGAGCTGCTTCCAACTTCCCAGTTTTTTCATAAAAGTTAGCCCATCCATATACGGTTTTTGGTTCGTAATTTTTATCATATCCAGAGACAGAAGAAGGCGGATTATCATCCATGAAATTTTTAGGTGCTAACAACCCTTTAAAACTTTCCCCAAACCCAATTGCGTACACAGCATCACTCTTGGGTAAAACACGCGTCAAAGATACTCTTCCTTGAGGAGTTAAGTCTATTCTTATACCGCTACGGACTTGTGTTGAAAAGTCCTTAAAATGAGCATTTACAGCTTTTTCGTACTGTTGCTGTCTATCGTTACATATTTTTTCAAACTCTTCAAAAGACTTGACTGCTGGTAAGATTTCTTCTTTAGGTTCTTCTTTTTTTCCACTAAAAGCGCTTTTTATCGTGTCAAAAAAACCTTCTTTTGTTAACTCGGTTTTTTTAGTTTGTTGTGATATTTCTTCTACAACTAGTTCTCTAAGTCTTGATTTCGTTAACTTCATGGATAGAGTCTCTTTCTAAAACTTTGATAATTATAGATCTCTCGATCAATCAATTAAAATTTAAGCAAAATTAAATGTCAAAGGCCACCTTTCGGTGGCCTTTGTTACATACATCTAAATTTTACTTCAGATGATGTTCATGTCGAGAACCGTGACCGTTCCGTAGAAGTCCGAACGGACCATCTTCTTACCGTAGCGGGTCATCACGCCCTTACGTGGTGTGAAGTCCTCTGGTGCGAAGATTGTTGGTGTCACGATGAGTGGAACGTATGGTGCGTATACGTAGCCTGTCTCGAGGTAGCTGCCACCCTTGTAACCGACGAGGATCTTGTTACGTGGGAAGTAAGGATCCTTGTAGACCGTGAAGCGGTTGCTGACCGTGCCGATTGCCTCTGCACCGATTGTGAAGGGGCTGCCGACCTGACCTTCACCGTCGATCGAGAACTTGGGCTTGTAGAGGACCGAGCTCTCGAGGATTGTTGCAACGTCTGGTCCTGTGACCATGAAGTTTGCTGATCCGCGGAGTGTCTTGCGGTGGATCGTGTTGGCAACGTCGATGACTGTCTCAACGAGCGTCTCATACCACTCGCGAACCGTACCGGTGAATTGTGGTCCGATTGAGAGGCTTGAGGCGAGTGTTACAGGCTGTCCTGTTGTCTTGTTGACGAACTTACCAGGAGCGCGTGACCAGTAGTAGTTGGCGCCGTTGGCCTGTGTGACGAGGTCGTTGAGGATCTCGCGGTCGATCTCGAGGGCGATCTGCTCCGAGAGGATCGAGGTGAGCTCAACCTCTGCGTCCATGCTGTGGTAGGCGTTGAGGTCCTGTGCGAGCTCTGGTGACCAGCGAGCACGGAGCTTGCGGGTTGTTGCTGTGATTGCAATCGACTCGATCTTGATGTCGATCTCTGGGATTGCTGGTGCTGGTGTTGCTCCGAAGTCAGACTCGAATGAAGGTACTGTGAGAGTTGCACCAGTCGAAGCGACTTCGAGTGAAGCTGCCTTCGAGAAGGTGACTCGTCCAGCGCCTGAAGTGAGAACTGACAATCCATTTGCTCCCTTGATAACGAATTGGAGATAGTTACCATTCAATGCATCAGGAGTGAATGTATGTGCTGATGTACCGCCACCCGTGAGAGTGCCGCGCTTCGTGAGTCTACGGAGGTTGAGTACGCCTGTTCCTCCTTGGAATGTCTCGCCCCATGCTGTTGCGTTTGCTCCGAATCCGCTGAATACCGCGACCTGTTCAGCCGAGAGGAGGTCTGCTCCTGCTGCGGTGAATGCCGTCGTAGGAACGTAAACGAAGAGCGCATCGAGCTGATTGGCTTCGATAGAATTCTGAACCTGCGAATCAAAATCCATGAGACGTGCGTTCGAGCCGCTGAAGTCAGCTAACGTTGCAACGGTTGCACCGTTTGACCAGGTGAGTCCGTCAACTCCCTTGTATGAACCTGAGTAGACCGTGCCTGCTGAGAAGTCGAATGTCTGAAGTGAACCAGTTACTTTTGAGTAACCTGCTCCGACAAGATCATACATACCACCCGTCGCGAGTGATCCGCTTTGAACCCCTCTGCCTGTTGGGTTGTTGTAGATTGATTGACCTCTTGTATAGGTCGACTCTCCTGATGCTCCTACTGCCTGTCCAACGTTCGTACCGTATGTGTAATCGAGGTAGAAGATGAGACCTGAGGGGAGGCTCATTGGCTGGATCGAAACGAGCTCGTTTGAAACGAGACCGCCGAATACGCGGCGGACGATTGGGAATGCGATGTTTGTGAAGCCCTGGATCTGTCCGCTGGATGTCACGTTGCCGCCGCCTGTTGAGAGGCTGTTGCTCTCCTTGAGGACCTGTGCTGCCTGGTTCTCAAGAAGCTGTGCCATTACTTCGCGACGTGTGCCATCGAGGCCACGGAGGAGGCCTGTGCGGCTCCACTTCTCTGTAAGACGGGCACGCTCGGCGCCTACGTGACGCTCTTTGATGCCCTGTGCAAGCTGATCAATTGTAAAAGATTTCATTCTTATATTCTCCTATAAACAAATTGAAAGATTAATCTACATGCCCTCAAGCATCACTTAGCTATGCCTGCGAGCTTTGCCCAACGCTCTGCTTCATAACCCTCGTTGAGGGGTTGTGCCGAAGCCGAACGTGTTGCCTGAGAAGAAGATCCAAGAACGCGACCTTCTGTTACAGGCTTACGCGGAGCTGCCAATGTCTTGGCGAGGCTCTCATATACAAGCTTCACTTCGCGGAGCGTGGCTGCTTCATCGAGCTGCGCAATAACCTGCGATTTCTGGCGCGAGGTTAAGGCTTCTGATTGAAGAAGCTTGTTCGTGAACATGAGCTTGGCGTTGAGCAGATTCGTTTCTGCCAACTTGTTGCGGAGCTGAACATCGCCTGCGCTCGCACCAGGTTTCACGTTGCTATTAGAGCGAACGTTGCTTGGACGCTTTGCTTCAGCAAGCGCCTCTGAAAGTTTGTTGAATCGTTTAACAGATTCGTTGTAACGCTTTGCGAATCCCGTGTAGGCTGCCTTGTGAGCATCTCCATGACGAGCAATTTCCTTGCGTTCAGAAAGTGTGCGGGTCTTGTTGAACTTTGCTTTAGATGCCTCATAAAGGCGTGCTGCGCCGCGAGCTCTTGCACGGAGAGACTCTTGAAGCTTTAGCTCTGCGACCATCTGACGACGGATTGACTCACACTTAGCTGCTTCGTCGGCAGGGTTTTCAGCTCCCTCTTCATCTTCGTCAGCTTCATTGACTGGAGAATCAGACTGGACATTTGGCTGCTCAGCTCCTGAAGGCTTTGTTAATGAATCAGTTCTTTTAGCTGCTTCACCCTCTACGCCATAGGCTTCGTAGGTCTCATCCGTCATGCTAGCTTCGTCGACTTCACTCAATGTCATCTCAAGAGGCTCGCCTTCTTCTTCGGCGTCGCCGAAGTCGTCAAACTCATCTGATCCAGGGGCTTCTCCCTTGGTTGAAGGAACTGCCTCTTCACGAATAGCCTTCATGCGTGCAATTTCACGACGTAACATGCCTTCGTCGATCTCGACAATCAAATTATCGTTGAGACGACGAGATTCTGTCGTCGGCATATTAGGCATAGACATTTCTTCCATGTCTTCTTCGTCCTCAGCGCCTTCTTCGTCATCTCCGCCGAGGTCTTCCATGTCATCGCCACCCTCTTCCTCGCCACCGAGGTCTTCCATGTCTTCGCCTGCTTCTTCGTCTTCCTCTTCGCCGCCTCCGGAGACCAAATTGACTCCAAGGCTCTCGAGGTCGACGTCGTCAGGAACTCCTGTTAATTCAATGCTAATTGTTTCTTCATCCAAACGACCATTTCTCTTCTTCATTTTAATCTCCTGAAGCTTTTCTAGTTTTTTTAAGCAATTCTGTATTTTAAGGTTACAGCTCAACTTTTGAGTTGAACTTACGATACGCGTGTTTGCATGTTCATAAAGCTCTGAGATCGTTTCTTCAAGAGAAGAGACTTTGTTTTCAAAGCTTTTTGATTCTTTCATGCTTTGTTCAATTGATGATAACGAATCGATCATCTTTTCGACATAGCGTAACTTTTCTTCAAATTCGCGGAGCGTTTCGTTCTTGCTCTTCGACGCGATTATCTCCATGACATCTTCAAGCGTTACCTCGGAAGCGGTTTGGTCCTCTTCAACTTTTTTCTCATCTTCTTCTGAGGTTAATTCGCCAATTGACATGGACATTTCGTTATTTTTAGCTTCAGGTCCTTTTTTAGTAGGATCATCTGTCAATATTTTATCATGATTTTTATCATCATGATCATCCTCCGCAGACATGTCTGCGGAGGATTCTTCCAATAACTCTTTTTCTATCAGCTCACGAATTCGTGGAGCAACTGCCTCGATAACTGCTCTTTTAGCGTTATCTTCAGCTATTTCTTTTAGTTTTTTTACGTCTGCTATTGCTTCTTCGTAGAGCTGTTTAGACATTTTCAAAAATTCTCCATTTCAATTATTGTCATGTTGATGAATCAGAGGTTCCCATTTTGGTGGCACCATTCAGCATCAAAGATCCAATTTTCTTAGCGTATTGTGCTGGTGAACGAGTGCCAGTTGCAGGACCTCCAGGGACATAGTTTGGTTTAACATCGACTGCCTTTATTCCAGGATCTGCGGACTTGTCGACGCCATCCGTCTTTCCAGGTCCAGGTGATGAAAGATCTGGTGTAAAAGAATTAGCAGGGTCTCCAGGATTTTTCCAAGCGCCATCAGCACCTGCTAATATATCTGGAGAATTTTCGTAGTTAAGACTTACCTTGGGACCAAAGAATGCGTCGCCTGTCGTTGAAGAAGGAGCTAGATATGCATTGCCTGTGCTAACGACAGCTGCTCTATACTCATTTTCTTTTCCAACAAAATTTGCTGTCGGGGATTCTGGATACAGCTTGCTCATTAAATTATTTTTTGCGTTCGATTCCGGTGCGTACACCGTGTATTTCCCTTGTCCAGGCATAATTTCCTCCTTAAAGATTAAGTAAGGTCACTTGTTTCGAAGAGCTCTTTTTGCTTCACGAATTTTCTCTAAACGTTTCACTAATCTAGCTTCTTCAAGACCAAGTGCCTTGTAATAATTATGAGGATTCTCAATAGTATCTGCAAATTCATCAGCATCTACTTCTTCGGCATCTTTTGCTGCATCTTCTGTGCTACGTTCTGCCTTAAATTTTGCGACCTCTTGCATGATGATTCTCTTCAACAAATTCGATGTTAGTTTCATAAAAAGACACCTTTCGTGCAAATATATAGGCTAAGTATTCTAATCTATTTTAAAACATCAAAATTTCTTTGATGTGTCCATAAACGCTAGCGCTGCCCATTTCGACGCTGCTTCATCCCCAAATAGTTCTTCTGGATTTGTAGAAGCTACGATTCTTTCTACAGAACCAACCGGTTGTGGTGTGTGATTGTGACCTTCATTCATTAACATGTTTGGTAGTGTAGTTGAAGCTGTGTCAGCTAAAATTGCAGCAAGAATAGGATCACCTTTAGACTCTGTCTTTATGACTTCGCTTATTCTTTTCTTATCCATTATCTGATTTCTTTGGCCATAAGAAATCATATCAGCAGGTTTTTTATGCACTTTTTTTTCTTGAAAAGCGAATGACTCTTTTAATTTTGTGGAATTTCCCATGCCTTCGGATAAAATTTCCACAAGACATTCTTTCACTAGATCTTTCAGTTCATTACGAGTCATTTTCATATGGCTGCTTCCTTTTTGACCCTTACAATATTACTTCTTTGTAGATAAAATATCATTAATAATTCTATTGATTCTGTCAGAACGATTAAAAATTCCTCTTACCTCAGAGGGATTTATTGTTTTTCCTTCTGCCATCATGAACGCACCTGGTGTTGATGGTTCAGAAACATAGTCCCAACAGATCAATTGAAAATCATCTTGAACTATCTGATAATCGCCTTGCTTTTTTGTAGAACCAACTCCTCTAGATGATATTCCTAATTTTACTCCGCTTTCGACTAAGGATTGTAGTATCTTACCAGAAGGGGTGTCTAGAATTTCCACGCTTCCATAGACGACATCTCCGTCTAAGTATGCTTCACGAACTATATGAGAAACATTTTTTAAATTTACCACTGAAGAATCAGGATGATCTAACTCTCCTAAAGCTCTATTTTCAGCTATAAACTTTTGATAGTTTCTTATTTCTCTTTCTAGAATATTTTTCGGGTAGATTCTGCCATTTTGATTCAAGGTATCTGCTTTTTGCAGAATACCTTTCATCAAGATTTTTCCATCGTTCTTTTCTCTGGACTCTTTTATAGTTTCAGAAGAATAATCAAATATTTCATAAGAATTTAAGAGTTTCAAGTCAGACATTTGACCCTCCTGAAGTTAGTTCATCAACTAACTTTGCGTATAACATGTATTCAGAAATAGTGGAATCGTTAACTTCATTTAACGGTTCGAACAACTTATTCTTTACTTCTAATAATTTAGTGTTCAAATACTTTGAAGATTCTTTTGACTCCAGATAATCATTGATAGATTCCAATAATCTTTCTCTTATTTCACTCAATTTTTTTAAGATCGTAGAGCTGTCGTCATTGGCTGTAGCAAAAGCATAAGCTTTGATAAGAGATTTTTGATCAGACGTAAGAGCTCCATCGTATTTTTCGCTTAACTTCTTCATCATGACTTTCATAAGAAGACGATTCGTTCCTACTGAGTTTTCGTTGACCTTTTCTTCTTGCAACTGACTCTTTGGAGAAACAAGCCACTTCATCAATGCTTCTTCATATTCAGCTGTTTTTTGCAAGTCAGAATTAGGGTTCCTCCAACTGTTGAGCAAATTCTGTATTGTTGCAAACATCTTGTATTCATTGATATGCTGGTCATAAAAATTATCGTCTTTTAATTGGTGGTTTATACTCCTAATTAAAATTGATTTTTCTCTGTCTAATTCATGCATATCATGACTTCTAGCAGCGTTTTTTGCTTCAAAAATTATTGAAGCAGCAATTGATTCTGATCCAACTGTAGTTTTCATTAAAGCATTTATGAGTCTAAATTCTCTATATAACTCAGTACCAGATTTGAAATTTTGCTTAATGATTTTAAGCGCTTTTGATGATTGAGGTTTGTTATTTTCTACGAGCGCTTTTGATATGGTTTTAATTAGAAACTCGTAAATTAATCCAGTATTTCTTTTTTTATTATGTGAGGATGACATTCTGGTCAATTCCTTTCAACAGTTGAATTACTCTAATGAATAGATATACTTTCAGTCTTCGATGTCAAGATCTAAAGCCGCTTCCTCGTTAGATTCTGTTAATAATCCTTCTTTATTTTTTTGAATCTTCAAAGCTACTGTCATCTTTTTTAGAGAAGACATTACATCAGGAGGAAGACTTGTCACGTGATAAGTTTCGTTTATCGACTCTGATAATCCTAATGGATCTTTAAATTGGTTTTTTAACCACTTCGTATCATACGGGTCATTCAACGCTTGATGAGTTGACGTCATTTTTACGAAATCTGGTTCATGTAGTTGCCATTTTTTTCTTCTAGAACTATCATACTGCGCTTTTTTATTGCTGTATTTAGTCTTATTTGATTTCTTTATGGGTAGCTTGTCTTTTTCGTATAAATTTGGCATTTGTTCGGGTTCATCTACCGATAATAGCAACTTTGCATCAGGAGATGCATCATCTGAAGGTTTATCTCCTGCAAATAATCCGCCTCCTCCGCCGCCTGCTTCTTCTTCTTCGCCTCCTGCTTCTTCTCCAGCAGGCGCTTCTTCTTCACCTCCGCCTGCTTCTTCTTCGCCACCAGCAGGCGCTTCTTCTTCACCTTCAGGTTTAGCAGCTTCTACTTCAGCATCAATGATCTTTTCTTGCTTTCTTTGTTCATTGATTGCAAGAATTTGTTCGTCATTCAATCCCCAAATTTCTTTTTGAATAAATCTTTTGCTTCCCATTCCTTCAGGTAAAGCACCACCTATTTCAAACTTTGATCTCCAGAGTTCTAGCTTCTGTTGTTGGGCAACAGTCGAAGGGTTAGAAAGACGTAAAGTAAAGTTTTGTAAATCTTCGTTGTCAAATCCATTTGCATAAAGATGTATAATCGCCAACTTATTAAGTTCAGAAACAATCGTCTTTTGAACCACATTTATCGTTCTAGAAAATCTGATATCTTCTTGAGCTAATGTAGCTTTTGAAGACAACATTTCATCATATCCCAAATAAGCTCTTGGAATTTTTAATGCGGCAAATAGCTTTTTTTGAATGTAAGCTACATCTTCAACCGAAGCTGCATTTTGACCACCTGCCAAGGTGTCAATCTTTGTTCCGCTTTCTCCGCCTCTCACTGGAATGAAATAATCATCTTCTACACTCAAAGGAGAATATCTTAGATCGACCCTACCTGTGTTCCTATCAACAACTTGATTAGTTCTAAGGTTCTTTCTTTGTTCTTCAACGTACATTGGAACGTTCTCGGCCGGAATATTCGCAACGTCTACGTAAAATACACGACGTTCTGGTGCGCGGACAACTCTATACACAAGCATAGCGTCTTCAAGAAGAATTAGTTGACGCCAGATTCTTCTGGCGGCTTCTATGACTGAAGATCCATAAGGTAGAAACATGTCATTTCCGATGTACCTAAAATGAGAAATTTCCCAATTTTCTAATGTTCTATTTCCCATAGTCGTCCAACGATATCTTACTGCAAATGGATCTTCTCTATCGTAATTTTCTTCTCTTTCAATTTCGTTTACTGGAATTGGGAATGCGTTGATAACTCCTTGCGTGGGAGATACATCATTATAGAGAAAGAAGTCTCCATACTTAACCAAATTTCTAGCCCATGAACGTAAGTTAAATTCTACATTTAGAGTGTTGTAGAATAGATCTTCTAATATCTGTTTTATTTTTTCGTTATCTGAATAAATGTGAAGTACTCTACCCTTTTCATCTTGCGCGCATGTTTCGTCGGCGTAGATATCGAGCGCCGCAGCAATTTCAGGCGTATATTCCATCTCTGCAAAATCTTGATATCTCATCAAACGTTCTGACAAGTTATAAGAATTTGCAGTTATAGTAGAATAAGTGGGAGACATTGAACGCTGAAACAACAAGGCCGCTGACGATTTAGCTTTGTCAGCAACCGCTATTGTAGTGTCTAATGTCCGAATCTTTCTCTTGACTACAGGACCGCTTTTAAATAAGCGAGTAAGACGCTGAAATAAATTTTTTTCTTCTTTTGCCACGTTCTATAACCCTACGTATGAATATATTACTATAGAGTTATCTTGGGTAATAAATTCTTCAATCAACATCTTTAGTTGGTTTAAAAGTTACTCTTTGCTTTTCGGCCATTGTTGTTGATTGTGGCACGTAGCTTGTAGGATTCTCTATCATTTTTTCAAGAGTGTCCTTCACGTTTTTTAAATGAGGAGTCAATGCATTAATAGCATCGGCGGTTGCATTCTGTTCGAAATCTATGATTTCTTCATATAAATCTGCTGCAGAAGAAATTAAAGATTTTACCCCTGAAGAATCCACTCCTTCCATTAGTGCTTCTTTTTGTAGCAAAATTTTTGCATGAAGTTCAACAGAATTTAACTTTTTTGGCATATTAGTCTCTTTTATCGTAACAGTAATGTCAAATATTTATTACGCTTCAACGATACAACCAAGATAAATCTGCAATTAGTGGATCAGAATTAGCGTTGACATGTTTAACGTCGGTTGGTTCTCGCAATTTATACACATTTTGAGGATTAATTCCAGTTGAAGCTCTTAATGAAGGACTGATGTATGGACTAGCTGAATTAGGGCCATTAGGAATTTCATTTAATTCTCTTCTAGAGATACCCGTCGCTTTTAGCATAGCATATGCCATAGCCATAGCAGATTCATTAGCACCACTTCCGTCTTCAACTAGCCACGCACCAATAGCAAGACTCATGATTAAATCATCATGACTATCTTTAGAAGCCATAGGCTTATTACCATTCCAAATAAAAGCCTGAAGTTGATCGTACAGGCGTTGAGAATGGCACCTTAAAACCTTATTTCTTATAAGTTCTTCAAGCTTTGTTAAAACTTGAACTCTCGTTTTTTGATTCGTTGGGAATCCTGGTAGTTCTGAAGGATCTACTGAAGAGTAAGAAAACGGATCACCTTTATTGTTGTGGTAATACAATCGTGGATATCCGGAGTCTCTAAGCTTAACATTCACGAAATATCCAAATGTGTTATTCTCTGGACAGATGAAAGCATTATTATATTTTTTACCCCATTCAGCCAATAACTCTGCAAACTTTTCTGGAGGTATTTTACCCATGTATTCTGCTACAATCTCACAAGCAGATTGATCTATTACATGAAACGCAGAATAATCTGATGCATCGCCTCTAGCAACATCTGCAGAAATTACATATGATTTTTCTGGTGAAGGGTGATCCCATATCCAAACGTTTCTATCAAATCCTGATTTTTCAATAGGAGGAGATATTTTGGATCTTAAATCTTCTAGATCTTCTGACTGTAAGAACGTATCTCCAGACGTGATAAAATCGCAAAGATATTCTTGACTAACTTTTCTTTTTGGTAGATTTCTAGTTTCTTTTGTAAACCAAACTTCATCGTGCTCTGGGTGAACAGTCCACGGAAGTCTTATCGGATTAAATTCGTTAGCCCCAGCTTCTGCTTCAACCCATAATCTGTAATATAAACCACCTACTCCATTAGGAGAAGAAATTAGAATAGCGTTACCACCTGTCGTAAGCGTGGGATAGAGACCTGTCCATATCGTGTCAAAATCTCTAATAAATGCACACTCGTCTACAATTAGCAAAGATAGAGCTTCAGAACGGCCTGCATCTTCCGACGTAGGTACAGCCTTTATCTGAGATCCATTGCTAAAAGATATTTGTTGCTTTGATGGCTCAAACTTGGGCATCAAAAGCCATTTTGGCAAAGATTGTAGTAAAACAGCTACTTTCTTAATAAAGTTCTGAGCAGTAGCAAGTTTTGTTGCAATAACTAATACGTTTTTATCTTTGTAAAAAATAGCTAACCAAGTGGCATATGCAGCTGAAACCGTTGATAAACCCAGCTGTCTGGATTTTAGCACAATGTTAAATCTATGCTTTTGAAAGTTTTCTAAGCATTCATCTTGAAAAGGATACAACTCAAATGGAATCGTGCCTTTTAATGGATGCTGGATTCTTGCGTAGTGCTTTATAAAATACGACGGATCTTTACCACAACGAATTATCTCGTTGACTTGTTGCTGTTTTGTTAACGTTTTTTCAGACATTATGCTAGTTCAAATATACACTTTCTTCTGTACAAAGCAGTTCTTTTTGGATTGTGAACATTAAGACCAATTATTTCAACAGATTCGCCTGAAGAAACTTCTTTAACTTTTAAAGACTGTCCAGACAGATCTTTATATTTGCTTTTAACGTTATCAACTATCGATTTCACATTTTTTACAGCTTGCTCAGACTCAAATAATTTTACTCTAAGCATTTCTCGCTCTGAAGCAAAGTTAATCACAGTCTGATAAACCAAGTGAAGTTGATTTTGACCAGCAAGCGACATTTTTGCTGAAAAACCTGAAGTCAAAGGCATGGAAGATCTACCCCATGATGTATCGATTGCTTCTCCAAGAGAACTAAGATCAATATCAGCCATTTTTTCCTCTTCAAAAACAAAGATAACTATGTATCATCACATTTAAAATTCTAAATGAATATCTAACTTTTTTTGTTCTGCTTTCAAAAGAACAATCTCTTTTTCAGGTCTCCACCCATTTTTCCATTTTTCTTGGTTGGGTCTTGCCCATAACGTCTCACAGCTTTCACAGCATCCAAAGCTTTTATAAGATTTTTCATCTTCTGAAGATCTAAAAATACATTCGCAGACTGGACAAATCAATGGTACAATTTCTCTTGCAATTTTTGGTTTGATCACGTAGTAACCTGAACATTCTTTAATCAATCTTTCGTGCGAATAATCTTTCCACGTCATGTGACAACCACCTTGGAATCTTTTTCTTGCTTGGTTATTTCGATAATATGATCTGCCATATCTTTTATTCCATCCACATGGGTAATCATCAAAATTGTCTTAAAATACCTCTTCAGGCTATTGAGCAATCTACTACATGCTTCCACTCCAGATTCGTCTAACGTTCCAAATCCTTCGTCAATTATAAACATATCCAATTTTGGAAGAGTTGAAATATTAACTAAGGCTACTCTAATTGCAATTGATGAGATGGTTTTTTCCATTCCTGAACATAACTCAATTATCCTCCTGCTGTCTCCATAGTTGATGTATATTTCCGTAGAGTCTGTTTCATCATCATTTTCAAGTTCTACTGTAAAATCTACGATACCTTGTAAGATTTTTGAAATCTCTTGATTGATGACAGGAAGCTGAGTTTTCGTGATCATTAAAGGAAGACCTTTTTTTGAAAAGGCATCGCATATCATTTCCGTCGATTTCATCTCACGAATCAAACTCTCTCTAGAATCTTTTTCAGATTTCAATTTTTCTAGATCAGATAAAGCTCTTCCATGCTGAGTCGCTAATCGTATCTTTTCATCGTCATGATCTCTAGCAATACTAGATAATTCTTCTAATTTTGAACGTAAGGCAACAACCTCATAATTTTCATTATTTTTTAAAGCCTTTTGAATGTCAACTAACTTGGTCTTTGCTTCTTTTAAGTTCTCTAAACAAATCTCGCAGGAAGATTTGCACTTTTCAATTTCTGTTTCTTTCTTAGAGATTTCCAATTTGATGTTAGACAATAAACCAACAGCTTTTTCATATTTAGAGATTTTTGAAATTATGGAATTTTTATCTAACAAATTTAAAGAGTTGATTGCCTTGTCAAGAGATGCTTTTATATTGGCTTCTTTTTCTTTTTGATTTTGAAATTTTGACTTATCTAAGTGAGCATCTTTGATGAATTTGCACGTGGGGTATTCATCACCACAAGGGACTTCATCCAACAACGCAAGAGATTTTTGTTGTTGTTTTAAAGTAGCAGTTTCTAACTCGTAAGAATGTTTTAGACTTGTGATAGATTTTTCGATAGAATCTATTGCGGTAAGTTTGGTTTTAAGTTCATCAATGTCTTCACTTTCAATAAAAGAATTGACAGTTTCAAGTTTTGAAGTTAAAGATGATATTTCTGCTTTTAATGAATCGATATAAGAAGAGCATTCTTGCGCTTGCTTTTCTAGCGAAGAAACTTTTTTCTCTTGAGCTTCAAGCTGAATTTTTGTTACTGGCTTTAGATCTTTATGCAAAGACAGTTTGTACTTGACGTCCGTTAGCAAATTTTGAGTATCAGATATTTTGATCTGCAGATCTTCAATCTTTTTTTGAAGGTCTATACAAAGATCTTCTCCTTGTTTCTTCAAGGCATCCCAATCTTTTTCTGGGTAATTCTTTAACCTTGCTTTAAATCCATTTAGCTCTTTGTTGCAATTTTCGTACATTTTATCAAAGACATCTAAATCTAGAAATCTAGACAACAATGATCTTCTTTTGGCTGATGATAATGCAATGAATGCGTTGGTTTCTCCTTGCGCAGAAAAAGAAGTCAGCAAGAAGTCATCAGGAGATCCTAACAACGATCTAATGATCTTTTCAGTGTCTGTTCTTTGCTCGCCGCCTAGATCTTCTGCTTCATCGTCATTAATCTTAAAAAGGTTAAGAGCTGTTGAAGCACTTACTCCGCCTTTTTTATTCAGCTGTTTTGTCGTTTGCCTTTCTACAACATAAGATTTACCGTTATGTTCAAATATTGCCCTGGATGAACAGTAAGGCTTTCTTACGTTACAAACGTAAATGTTCTTCATGGATCCTCTATCGGTCGTGTTGAATAAAGAATACATGATTGTGCCTATAATCGAAGATTTTCCAATCCTGTTGGGACCAAAAATTCCTACTATTCCATTCAAGTTTGAAAAATCTATCTCATTGCCTTCGCCATAAGCAAAAATGTTATCCCATTTCAACTGTTTAAGAGACCATGAAGATCCTCTAGCTAAATCATCCGTCGTTGTGACCAAAGAAAGATACTTTTTTACATCATTTTCTACCGCTTCCCAGTTTACGTTAGAATACTTGTTTTCTTTTGCATAAGAACGCAAAAGAGATAAGATCACTTCATTAGATCTAATATCAGATTTCTCTATTACAACATCTGACGTTGAGATTTTTTTCGTCTCTACTTTACAGTCTGTTTTAAAAGTAACTTCCGTTGCTTGAAATGTAGTTTTCAGTTGATTAGAAATCGTCTGAATGTCACCTTGTGACATTGGTACGTTAGATCTAATACGAAATCTTGACTGCTTTGGATAAAGCAAAGCTTCGTTGATTAACTTTTCATGATTCTCTTGCCAATCAATCGTTACGTAAGGCTTAACATTAGGAAGTTGACAAAACTTAACATCCCAGTTGGATGCTGAACCAATATCCCAAAGCAAATATCCATGATCTAACTCTTCTGCGTAGTTTTGCTGAATGGGTGTACCTGGAAATCCTATCCAAGGCTTTCCATCTCTGTAGGCTAACATTTGTCGTTTGTGTATGTCACCTAGAAATACAAAGTCATATTCATTGAAAAAATCAGTGCTGATGCCTTCTGTTATGTCCCATCCTGTTTCCGTTACGCATCCTCTTACTGATCCATGGAAACACGCGATGTTGATCATTCCTGGGACTGGTTTTACATCTTTCCAACCTTCTTCGTCAAAGAGACTAAAAACACACCAATTGTATCCAGGAGAAAATTCGTAAGTACCACTTTTCTTGTAGAGCTTTATCCGATCATTTTTCATTGCATCAACAATCGGAGAAACTGCGTCTTGCCTAGAAAGATTAGTTAGGTTACCATCATGGTTACCCAATATGATGTGCACCACTGCAACTTCAGACATGGCATTTAGCCACCACGTTAGTTGGTTGATGTATTCAGGAGAAATTCCTGATGTTTTTGTATGAAAGATATCACCACCAATGAAGATGTGGTCGACGCGGCTCTTCTTACAGTCATTTATAAAAGCAGAAAATATCTCTCGATATTCATCATGTCGACTAAGCCCACGCCAGTGCACGTCTGCTGTATGCGCAATTCGTAGCATTATCTAAATGTAACGTAGATAATGCGTATGTTCATATCTCATGCTCCGCTGACAATTTTTCGAACGTCAGCAAATCCTTTTGCTAGTTCGATACCTTTCACTGTTGTTGCAGTTCCCTCAACGAATCCTAACAATGATGCACCAGCTTTAAGCGCGCCTGCTAATCCTTGAAAAGCAAAATATATCAATAAAGCCTTATAGATTAATTCTGCTGTTTTTTGTTCTGACTTCGAAGATTTATATCTTTCGTAAGATAAAACTTCTTTTTCGCCAGCCGTGTGAAATCCTTTTTCAGCTAAAAACTTATATACGAAATACGAAAGTTTGCTAGGGATTACAAATTTTATAAATTTTTGCTCAAAAGCGTGAGTAACATGTTCAGCTTTTTCAAAGATTGAAGCTAATTTTTCAGCTTTCAAATAGACAGCCAACTTAGTTAAGCCTTTAAATAACAAAGGTAAACCTCCGATGATCGCTAATCCTACTCCTACGCCAGCTATTATTCCTGCTTCATGTAAGTTTTTTCTTTGTTCGACGTAAGAATTATCGGACAATACAACATACATTTCTTTTAATTCTTTTGCTTTTGCGTAGATAGGACCAGATAATTCTTCTTCAGCAGAAGCAAGAGGATTTTCTTTACCGAGAGACTGAGCTAGCTTTAATGTTTCATCTAACTCTATTGATTCTCCTGTCGACTTCATTCCTTCTTTGAGTGCATTGACGATTGTCAATATCTCTGGAGGGATCGTCTGCATCATGTTTATCTTTTCAGAGATAACGTTTGCCCACTCGTTTGCCGCTTCCTTAAATCTATTAGTAACTGCAACTGACAATTTTTTTATTGCATCTTTAGCAGAATCTAAAAATCCTTCTTCAAGGAGCTGTTGAATTGCTATTTCTTCTTGGATTATTTCTCTAATCCTAGCTTCTGTAATTACGTACTTTCTCACAATAACTAATTATCACTAAAATGCAAAACTTACTGCAGTAGCTTTTTTTAACTTTCTACTAAAGTTATCATCCCAGCTCATTGGTTTTGCTTCTTTTAATGCTTCTTCAAATTCAATTTTAGACATGCTACCTGGGTCTCCCCATGGACGAACATCGACTACGATGACGTCTATATTATATTCCTGCAACTTTTTCGCTATTTTAGGAGTCTTTTTGTCCCACATGTCTCCGTCTAAAGATAATGCAATTGGTGTGTTGTGTAGTAAGATTTTATTAAAGATTTCGTGTCTCTCGTCAAGATCCGATCCTAATATTGCAGTAGAGTTTTCTGGGCACTTTACTAGATCGAATGAACCTTCTACTAGCACCAATCTCTTTGACCAATCTATGTTTAGATCGTTAAAGACGATAGGATTTTTATCTACGTCTGGGCTATCATACTTTGGCTTTTTGTCCTTATCGATCGCTCTAGCTACAAAAAAATTTAAATTTCCTTGCGCGTCAAATGAAGGCATGATGATTCTTCTCTTCCATCTAGGCTCATCAGAAACTCCTAGTTTGAAGTACCAAGCATCTCTGTCAGTAAGTCCTCGAGAGTACACATAGCGCCAGGCGGCCTTTACGTCAGGATCCATACTATTTGCTAACGTCAAAAGCCTAAAATCTTTTGGAAGTTCGAGCTTTTGTTTTTCTTCTTTTTCACCAGTCACTAGCTGAAAAGAGTTGTCAAATAGCCCAAACAACTCTTTGAATTCTGCTAGTTGATTTTGCGTTCCAAATTTTCTTATTAGGGGAATTACGGTACGAGATTTCCACCCACAAACCCAACAATGATTTGCGGTGGTGTCAGTGCGAATAGAAAGTTTCTTTTTCGTTGGATCTGCCGAGGCGCATATTGGACAACGAACATCAAAGTTGATGCCGTTGGAAGATATACGTCCCTTACCAAAAACAGATTCAAAAAAATTAATGCTATCAGAGACCGAACGAATGGCCACGGTTCAACCGTAACACATTCTAGGCGAGTTGTTCACATGAGGCTGGCTGCTCTTGCAATCACATATGCATCCGTCATGTCTCTTGATGCATCAATAGGTTGACCATTTTTTTTCTTTGGCCAATCAACATGCTTCAAATCATTTTCAGACATGTGTTTGAAGACTTGTTCCTTGCCATTCATTCCGGCGATGGACGTACGCTGCATCTTTATTCCGCATAATTTTCTGGCGTGCGAGGATGAGATGTAGGTTGGATCGACCTGAAATATTCTTCTACCGATATAAGAAACTATACCGTTAAACCTCATGAGGGTGGTGATGGTTGTTGCTGATGACATTCCTTTTTGAAATCCTAACAACGGTTCCTCAAGAGCGAATACGACTGGTGTTAGTTTCTGTCGATGGAATATGTCTGACAAAACTGATTCAATAACATCAGACTTCTCCCAAAACGTTTTACACTTCTTGAACTCTACTTTGTCGAGGAGAAGGATGTGAGAACCTTTGTCATCAGGTTGAACATCTTTATCTATAACGCAAACACCTGTTACTGAAGTTGAAACGTCAAGACCTAAAACAATTTTTGACACATCTGATTATCATCATCAGGTGACATCAGGTAAAATCTTTTTATAAGATTCCCATATCTTTTAATTCTAATTCAGTAAGAATTAAGAAAGAGGCATTGTTGATCATGCACCACTGTTGTGCCGCTGCCGATTTTTTCTTGACGGCCGAGGAATCTAACTTCCTTTTTTGTTTGATCTCCACGACGAGTAGATCGCCATTTTTCATCTTCACAAAAAAATCAGGATAGTACTTTCGAATTTTTCCTGAAGACTTATTAGAGATGTATTTGATAACGATCTTTTCGTAAGACCAAGATTCTACGTTTGGGTCAGCATCTAAATACTCCATGTACTTTTGCTCCCATCCTGAACGAAACTTACACTCGCCAGCTAGAGGAGAATTATGAGTACCTCTATGATACCTTCCTTTTTTCTTTCTCTTTTTTACTGTCATGAACTAGATCTGTTACCAATCGTATTTCACTCTGAAAGCTATCTTGTCAGAGTGTCGTTTCATGATGGGCTGTGCAAGCTGAGTTTTCATGATCACGTTTAGATTATCATCATGAAAATTTATGCCTGAAATATACACAAAGTCAGAGTCATATTCATTAGGATTCAGCGTGGATGGAACCTTCACGAATGTGGGATTTGAAGATGAATTTAAATGATTGACTGGTGCTGACATGTCTAACTTCAAAACGTGAATGTTTTGTTCACCTTTAAATGAAACTTCAAAGTTTTCCTTACCAAAGAAATACAAATGCGGACTCTTTATTGCAATGATTCCTTCATTGTAATAAATGGTTCCCACAGTATTCCACTTGCAAGTAGGTGAATCGCTATCTGCTCTATACAATCCTCCGTTGCCGTTGTCTCTAATGGTAATCTTCATTTCTCCGTTAGAGCCTGAAAGAGAAACATCTTTTATCATGAAACTGCCGGGTAAAATACTCATCCCATAGTACAGATTGCTGATATCAAAGAAAGTTACTTGATTAGAGCTAGAATCTCCTGTTCTTTGATATATCGTCAATGGAGCATTTTCTTGAAGACCTTGTCCTGATTGTCCTGCATAAATTGCTTTGTTGGTATTTCTCAAATAATTCTTGTAAGCAGGCCCACCAGACGAAGCGGGATTTTCAGGCGTGACGCCGATCGTCTCTTTTATGAAGAAATCTGGGTCTTTTTCTGCTTTATTAGTAGATTCAGAATCTTCAAAAGAGGTGTTAAACACTAATGAAGATGTCAAAAGCATGTTATTAAGGCTGATAAATCCAGGAGTGAAGTTATCTAAATCATCTGAATAGAGGTTTTGCAATTCTTCATTTTTAAGCAAATCGTAATCAGGATAGAAATTTCCATCATCACACGGCGTGATCAACAAGTTTCTTTTTCTGACCATGGGTTGATCGTAAAGAAATTCATTCGCTGATCTAGCTGTCGTTGTGCTGTTTAATGCTGATGCTGAAAGGTGATGTTGCCTAGGAAAGTTGTTGGTGGCAAAATCTTTTAAAAAGTTTTCAGTGTTGATGTAATGGCCTGCCACACCAAATGCCATTGCAATGTTGAATGGATCAGCCGTGGTTCCATCGACTTCAATAAAAGGAGTTTGTAGTATTCCTCCCCACGTATTTACGAATTTTCTAACAGGCGTTGCTTCGACAAAGAAAGGAGGAACATAAAAAGCCACTCTAGAATCAATGCTTGAAGGACCTATCGAGCTAGAAACTTGTAAGTCGGCTTCTGACATATAGTAGTTTTTTATTGATAAATCATGGACCTCTGCTCTAAGAGGGTGATTAAAAGCATATTTGTCAGGTTCATCTACGCCCGTCGCTGGATCTAGTTCTAACAGACCTTCTCTGTTAGACGTGTCTCTTGCAAAAAAACTTTTAAGAGTATTAAATCCACTATTACTTCCTTCGTAATAATTTCCGATGCACAAAACATCTGGATTTGTTGGATCAGTTCCGTTGTCTGGAAATACCAACGGAGCTATTGTTCCGGAAGGAACTACAAAGTAACCCTTGTCAACTCCGTCAACATTGAACGAACCTGTACCTGCATTAATTTCGCTTGTACCCCACCTAACGACTACGTGGTGCCATTTATTAAATGTCAATGCATTGTCCTGAGACTCAAATACTAAATTATTTGGGTAAGAACCTTGCGTGGCAATTGATGGAGGAATATCGGCACTGTGACTTAGCTGTAACAGCATCTTAAACCCCAGGGGTCGTCCTCGACCATCTTTTAAGCTACCTGACACCAAAGACAACGCATACGTTGATGACAGATGAAAAATGGTTCCTGCTTTAAATCCTTCATCTATATTGTTATATCTGGGATTTATGTAAAAATCAAAACTGATGGCTCCACTTGGCATGTAAGCGCCGTAGGAGTAACCTTCATGGATTGTCCCATTGTCATAGTTGGGGTACAACAGGACCGATGAAGATGGGATACCGGAAGAAGAAAAAAAATTTAAAGAATTATAGTTAACATAAGCCCAGTGAGATGATGGGTATGCACCTCTGTAATAAGAAGATAAGTTCTCTTTTATCACCATCTTTCGCACTGTGTTCGAAGTGAAGTTAAAAGAAGGTGTGAATCTTATTACGTCAAGAACTTTTTTCTTCTTTGCAGATACGCCCTGATCATTTACGAAATTTAAAAAAGATTCGACTGCATTTTTTACATCTATCGAGCCTGTCGTCGAATTCTTTTTACTTTTTATCTGCTGCTTTATTCCTTGTATCGTCGAAGCGATGTCAACGTCATTGTGCGTCGCTTCAATGAAGGAAGATAAAGGCGCTGTCTCTTTTTCTATTTTCGATCTGCGCGCAAAAACGTGAACGGATCCCGTGACGCCACTTGAGCTTGAAGAATAATATCTACTAGGATTAGTGGCGACAGTGATGCTTTGAAAGTCGGTCGGGTTTACTTTGTATATTGACATTCACGCTTCAACTCGTTAAGGATCAGAAATCTAGACGTACTCTAAAGGTCAAGTCTCTTTCTGGACTCTTCTCTACTGGTCTACTTAACTTAGCAACTGCGAGCAAGTTATCATTCGGATCATAAAGTCCAACCGACGTCACGAAAGTGAAAGTCTGTTGCGTGTCTTCTTGCCCCGAATCAATTACAACTATTCTGTTTTGTGAATCTGTAAAAGTAGGATTCGAAGAATAGTTGAACTCATCAGCCGCTGCTCTGCAAAAGACTAACGTGCTGTTAATATTTGTCGTGTTTTGAAAAGTAATTGCCGTCTGCGATCCCGAACTAAACCTGGTGGCACAAATGTGGTCTACTACGTTGTCAATAGAAGCTGAAACTATAAAGTCAGGAATAAACTTAGAGATTCCTGATGTTTCAGTCCCAGGTCCACCTAACACGGCCAATCCTGTTGGAGACATGGCGTCAATATTTCCAGACACGAATTGGCTAGCTGATGTGATCTTTTCTAGATCCATCACGGCAATTCCTCTGTCATAGAACAGCAGACCGACAGTTCTATTCGTGTCAGCGGCATCAACTATGTTGCCTAGTTGACCACCAAACTCAGTTAGTTTGTTGGTAGAAGCTCCGATATCAGTGTAAATTGACATTCCAATCTCTGATGTTTTATAAAGATTAGGGATGTTAGGAGCTCCGTCGTATCTGCAAAGAGAAGCTGATTGAAAGAATCTCATTGCAAATGATTCTCTCTTTATCGCATCACGAGCGAATAATCTCTTAAATGCTATAAAGAATGCGGCATCAATTTTATCATTCGCACTAACTGATCCATACGGAGCAACAAACTGAGAATTAGCATCTCCTAATAGAAGCTGCGCAAACTGACGATAGTTGTCAAGTTTTTCTCTCATCATCAATGAAGATGAAGGAAAAATTTCTTTTCCTGCGGAGTCTACTGACGACAAAGAAGACGAAGTAATATCAGAGTTGGGATAAATTCCAACAGTGCAGTCAAAAACAGGGTTAGCCGTTTGTAACGTAAAATCTTGATCATAGACGGTTTGAAATAACGAAGATGTAATTCCAGGACCAACACCTCCAGTTACGAAAACTTGATATTTTCTTCTTGAAGTTGATCCGCTGATGTCTTCTTGAATTACGTCAATCAATTGACTTAAAAAAGAACGAGCAGTTTTTACGTCTGATGGATCTAAGTTTTTATAGGTGGCCATATATTTCTTTTTTCAACGTTTGAGTTCAACGGCTATGTCTTTCACAGCGCCTGATTGCATACCTGTCACGCGGACATAGGTCTTTATTGTATTTTTTTGCGTGCCTGTTCCATACACGTCAAATACAGTTTGCGTTAAAGATTTTGCATTAACAGTAAACATTAAAGTAGATCCAGCCGTGCTATTAGTTCCTGATTTGGTAAGAGTGTAATATGCTCTTTGCTGATTGTCTATATTGTTCGGAGATTTGTTACCAGAATCTACCAACAAGAACAAGTTTGGTACGTCAACAATAAAAGTTTGATCTCTCAATTCGACGTCAATTAACGTCTCATTCAGCACTGTCTGTTCTAAATTAACCTTAGAAGATGTAGCTTTTCCAGAAGTAGACACAGTGTATAAAGTTATAACACCCCCAGATGAAGCTGCATCTCCTGTGTATGTGAAGCTAGGTAATCTAACCAAATTAGGATTAGACACGCTTATGAGCCTATATTTCTGAGAATGAGCTTGATTCGTTAATGCTTCAAAAATAGGAGTGTTTTTTTCGATTTTTTCTCTGCCTACCGTTCTACCATATTTTTGTATAATGCTGTAGTTTACTTCATCATCTCCCAGAGCGAACTTAGTTAAAGTAAAATCGCCATTATTTCTTGACAAAAATTGTCGGCCCGTGTCTGTTAAAACGGCATCAAGGATGATGTTATTGGTCGAATGATCAAGAAAACCCATAATTCCTCTACTCTTAAATCTACACGTAAGTATTAGTTAGTTAAATATTGCTTTCCTTTATTTGCCAAGAATTGATTAACGCCTATCGAAAATCTTTCAAGTTAATAGTGAGTTGCGTAGAAGCTTGATTCTCTATGTTTATAAAATTTATTTTATATCTTCCATTTTCTGTCACAATGACATCAGTTTTGACGTTATCATTATTGACTGAATAACAGGTTGGTGTGAAATAAACATGCATCGTATTTTTGTTGCTTGTTTTTACTGAATCCAAAAATAGATCTTTTTCAAGATACATGTTAGGATAACTCTTAGGCGCATTTTGAGTAGAAACTAATCTTATTATTAGCTTATTTGCATATTGATCAAATTTCACTTGAAACTGTTCAGAATAATTAGAACTAATTCCATGAGCATCTACAGATGCGACTGCGTAAATGTACTCCGAATTTTTGAAGAAATCATCATCGTAATAAGAAGATTCTGGATTTGGTGTGACTACTTCTACTAACTTTTGATCAATCTTTTTTTCATCATCTGGAAATTTGATGGACGCATCGTTAAAGTCAAAAACTTTTAATAACTCAAATGGGTGTTCTAAACTTTTTCGTCTAAATACTTGAAATTTTTTGATGTCCATCTGCGAATTTACTGGAAATGACCAATAAATTAACAAACTTCCTCTAATACCAGTTCCGGGTATGGTACCGTTTGAGATATGATCAAATTCTGCGGTCACAGGATTTATCCTATCAAAATCCCAAACAAACTTTAATCCCGTAGGCGGAGGGGGAGCTATATCCTCTGTCGTTTCTACATAAGAAATCACGGGTTTTGAACTGATCAAAGAGCTGATCATCGATATGCCTAGTCCGACATTATCGACAGCGGCAAAGGTTGCTTCCATTATTGATTTAACTTGATAAATGTAGACAGTACCATACCGTACATCAAAATCTGCATAGCTAGTTGATCTTGGATCCTCTATAATAATTGGATTAAAATCTCTTTGGGTTCCATCGGGGAAGATTTCTGTTTTTTCTATAACATAACCAACAAGCTTGTATGTCGTTGGAACATTCGCATCATCTGCTGAGGATACTACGTTGATATATTGTACGTTCGTCTTAAATTCATCTTCGGTCAGGTCAAAATTACTGTTGTTATTCCTTTTATTACCAACCGAATTTTTTAATTTTTTAAAAGAGTCCTTGTTTAAATTCAATGAATCATTGGATGCTCTTTGAACCAAGTCGTATAACAAATTATTACTAATCTGCATGTTGGTCGAAACATTCTTTAAACTATTCAAGTAGTTGTTTATTGTTTTTTTACCATCATTTTTTTTATAGATAGTGTTGGAAATGTATTCTTGCTGGCTTAGCACATTTCCTACTACTTTTTCATTAGAACTTCCCACCAAATTTTTTACAGATTGTACAGACTTTGAAGAATCAATTTCTTCAGTATCATGAAGCAGCATTGAAGCATTTTTAAAAATCGAAGCAGTCTGTTTGTCTATTTCATTATTTTTTAAATTTACAGCAGTGTAATAGCTGGTAGCAAACTGACTTTCTGACACAATCTTGTCAAAATTTTGAGCAATTATGTCATTCTCTTCTCCAGATTCTATGTAAGGTATCTTTTTAGGACCTTTGAATGTAATTTTTACGTACCTTGGGAATTTTCTGCTACCATAATCCAAATAAGATTCTGCTAACTCAGTACGTGGTTTAGAGATGATATTTTGCGATAAATTCATATTTTTTATCGCGTCATCGGTTAAGATATCTTTGTCTCTGACAGCTTCATTAGGAACATAATAATTGTAAACAAATTCTGTCTTCAACTCAGTGACTTCAGGTACGTCTACTGAATAGATGATTCTTGTCGGTATTGATTTTATTCCCATGTTCGTTTCTCTTTATAGCTTACCAACGCTTTTTTTCGTTATGGATTTTTTGTCTTGTTGCTTTCTTGCTGATTCCTGCGCATTTTCGCTCTTTTGAATTGAAGTTAACAATTTTGGATCCGCAACAAAAGGCTCTGCATGAGTTTCTACGACCGCAAAAAAAGCGTCTAGGGATGGATTTTCAAAAGATTTATCTACATCAACATAGACATTGGGATTACTTTTTTGTTTAATAGATTTTGCAGTTTTTATTAAAAATTCTAATTTAGAAGAACTACTTTGGGTTGATGTTGATTTTTCATAATCTATTTCAAACTCAGGATCAAATATAATGTTAAAGACTCTATCAAATTTTTTAGGCTGAACCAAGTTCTTAATATACAAATCTTGTCTTGGAATCAAAACATCTGCAACTATCAAATTTTTTAAAGCTTCATTCTTTATCTTCGGTATCTTATTGAGACCAGAAGAATTTAAAACAGATTTTCCTGCATTTCCTAATCCTTTAGATAAAGAGTTAGAAGATTTAGAATCTTTAGTGGTCGAAGTAGAACTTTGCAAATTCTTAGTTACATCATCGTTAGTTGAATTACCAGCTTCAGCAAGAGCATCTGCTTCTGTATTCGATAGATTAAATTGAACATCACCAACGTCAAACCCGGTCAAGATTTTTATGTAATTTTCTAGAAGAAAACTAGTTATATGATTTTCTATAATTTCATTTTTTTCTCTTGCTGTTAGAAAATTATATTCTTCTCCAAAAGAGCTGGTTTTATCGTCCCAATACGTAGATGCTCCTGTGTCTATCAAGTTCAAGCTTGTAAATAAAGAATAATTTCTAGTTGGAATTGCATTAGCTATGTCGCTAATTCCTCTCACATTTGTATTGATTGGCTTTACTGATGAATAAACTCGTGTCGGGAATCTAGATGCTTCGAACAAAAATTCTTTTGGTTTATACACAATATCACTGTTAAAGATGTCTATCTTATAGATTAAGATCTTTATAATATCATTATGCTTATTGCTATCAGCCATTAAAGGATTTTTTAACAACCCTTTAAGCAACCCTTGAGGAATTCCGATTGTGGCAATTTTTTTGTTATATCCTTTTGTCTCAGTGAATTCTGCGTCTGAAAAGAATCTTTGTAAAACTGATACCATTTGTGGAGAATAATGCAAGCTTTTAAGATACTTGGTCGCCAAGATCATATCAGGATCTGTTTCTTCTGTCGAAAAGTTTTCAGTAAAAGTTTGAAAGTTCTGGTAGACGTCTTCCACTGATGATAGCAACATCATAAGTTGTTGTTCTCTCATCAAAATTGACAACTTTTCAGTCGTTTCCAGATATCCTAACAAATAAGCTATTGCTTCTTTATTGAATTTGTTAATCGTGTTGTATATAGTTTGAATTTTTCCATTCAGCGTATCCAAAAAATTGGCCACGGAAAACATCATTGAAGTTAAAGTTTTCATTTCATCTTCAATTATAGAGATGATTTCTTGCTGGCCTATAGAATGATTTGTTGGTGCAGAATCAACGTACACAACAAGTTCGTAGAAAGAAGCTCCTATGCTTGTAAAGTATTTTCTATTTTCAGGAGTTAATGAAAAAAAGCCATTTAATTCAACTGATTCAAATCCAAGAGCTGATCCTATTATTCCGCCGCTTGAGGTTTTTACAGGATTTATAGTCTTTGAATATGGCGTTAAAAAATCTTGAAATGCATTTGTCGCAACTAAATTGTTGTCGGAAAATTTCTTAACTAAAGAGCAGATAACAGTAAAAGCCAACACAATTATAGTGTTAATGTTTAATTCAGAAAAAATAGTACTGTTAGTAGAACTTGAAGTTGCATAGTTAGAGAATGCATCCTTAATATCTTTTATTATGTTAACGATTGAAAGAAAAAGTTTGTTATTTCTTAGAGAATTTCCCAAATCTGCTGAGTTATCATATTTGCAAGGAATTCTGTTGATTATATTTTTGCTTTCGTAATTTGCTACCAACGATATTTTAAGAGTTTTTTCTGTAAGATTTTTAAAGATATCATTGTAATCATTCAAGTTCACGTTAAAAAGAGACGAAAATGCGATGCGGTCTGCTATTATTTGAGACAATAATTCCGGAGGAACGTTTTTTGATTCATTAATTAAGAGCAACTGTAGATTTTCATCATTATTACCTGCGTTAACAGAATCTTCCACTAATTCAATCAAAGAAATTAATAGAGAAGCTCTTAGTTCTCTACCAAAATTGCTGTTCTCTCCAGCTTTTGCTAAAATAGCAACTATTCCCCTGTCTTTTTGAGCAAATATCTCAAGATCTGATTCTCTATCGGCAAAATCATATGTTTTAGAGTTTCCTTCTCCATCGACAAGAACATTAAGAATATTTTTAGCAAAAGTTGCTGGATTGAAGGATGTAAATGAAGGTTTTTGAGAACTGTCATTTTTCATGGTCTCAAACATGCTGTCATCTATCGGCAAAAATCCAAAATTTGAAATAATTTCAAAAAAGCCAGAATCTAATCTTTCAATTTCTCTAGAAATTTCAAACATTCTAGATAGATTTATGCTATTTTGAGATATGTTATTGAATAGCGCTTGTGAATCAAAAAAATAACGACCTCCAGGAACCAATGTTGTAGACATGTTAGAAGA